CATATACTTTGTCGGCGTTAAAGCGTTCTGCAATATCCGCATAGTTTGCTTCAACTGTACCAGTACCAAGCTGAATTGCACCGTCTACAGTCCAGGTACCCTGAATGGTCCAATCGCCACCGAAGCTGTTGCCGCCTGCATCGGCAAGTATCTGCGACCCGGAAGTCATTGTCCAGTTACCGTCAAGTGTTGCACCACCGCCTTCGGCTACTAATCCGTTTGTGGTAATTGTGCTTGCACCTGTGTCGATACCGTCTGGTACATTAATTGGGGTGCCAGGAGTTTGCGATTCGTACGATCCGACTTGAGCTGTGTTTGCATTAATAATATTAAAGAAACCAGTCGGAACACGAGTACCTGATTCGCCAATTGAATTAAGGTCAAGAATATATGCACCACCTGCAATATTAATAGTGTCAACATTAAGCTGATCGTTAATGTTTACTTCGCCACCGGGGCCTGTGATTGTATCTACTGTTAGTGTTGCAGGTGCAGTAATTACAACATTTCCTGACGCATCAATTGTAACTGCTCCGGCACCAAATGTTGCTGTGGTTGAATTGATATCATCTGAATAAATGTTTGCAATTCTGTCGCCGGAGGTACCAACTGAGTCTGCGTTAACAGTTGTTGCCGCTAGCGTATCAACAGTAACGGTACCGCCACCGCCTCCGCCAGCAGTCAGTATCGATTGCCAGGTTGTACCATCGTACACGCTCAGCGTATTTGTACTCGGTTTGTACCAAAGTTGTCCCGCAAGTGGATCACCCGAAACGTTCGGGTTCGCATCTGGAGACGACTCTGCTGCAAAGTTTTCGATTAATCGTACAAAGTTCTGTGCAATAGGAGCACCGTAGTCTGCACGGTTTCGACCGATGAGCTGCATGTTACTGTCAACGTTGTTGATTTGTCCGTCGTTGATAGTAATTGTTGTTCCATCGGATTTGTTAATTTCGTAAGCCATCCTTAACTTCCCATCTGAATTCTTAGTCTATATGTTATTTCGAGTGTCCTATTTTGCGATTTTTGTACTGGGTGAAAAATAACATGCGTTATCATTGTTGGTCTGTTTTCGGATGTGTCCGTTAAGAATCCAGTAACATCGCTCGGGTCGGTTAAATTACCCTTGTTCTTTACACCGGTATAAAGTGCAATTTCGTTAAACACAAAATCGGTAGTAGTTGAAGTTTCGTCGTTGACACCGTCTGCAATATCAATTAACATTTGGTTGTTAGGCATGTCGTTTGTCAATGTAACAACTACTGCAATATCTTCGTAATTGTTAACACCGCCACCGGTGTTAGCTTCACGTGTTGCATTGCTTTGGTTATCTGAGTTATAATTTTCAATCTCGTAGACAAACACAGTGTTGTATAACTGCGCCGAAGGCACTTTGGTGTTACTCACATTCGGTTCGTTGTAGATAATTTGTCCTGTGTTATCTACAGAAACACCGCCATTTCCAAATGCCATGTAGGTAATGAAAGATGACGGCTTACCGATAAGTGCCTCAGCAATTTTAGTCGAAATATTACCAAAATGAATTGCATTTGGTTTATCAACTAAAACATCGCCGGTTTCTTTGTCGGCGATAGTGATATGTCCTTTGATATTCGCTTTGCTGGTATCGAACATCTTATCCTCTTCGGTTAACTATTACTTTACCAGTTTTCTTATCTTTTATCAGCAAGTGTGCGATACAATCGCACACTGCATGATCATCTGGCTTTTTGTTATTACTTGCTTTATTTATCATAAAAATTTACCCCTTATCCAAATCCTGGATATGTGCCGTTTCCGTTTTCGTATAGGTAATCAGCTGCGGCAGAATTAACCACAAACAGCGAATTGTCTTGAGTTGCTCTTCTAAACCATGGGTTACAGTTAGGTATCTTAACTTGCTTATTATCAAATCGACGTGTAATAATTGCGTACTGATCGTCGTTTGTAATGAACGCATCGGCGCCCGGAATGCCGTTGTCTGCCAACAGCGGATCTGGAATAAAGTCCGAACCGGTAAAGATTTGTGTACCCGGTACATGTTCTTGTATTCCTGTTCCTTTTTGTCCGCGGTTGATACCTGTAATGATCAAAGTTTCACCGTTGTCAATTACATTGCTGTACGAAATCAATTCATCGTCGATCCACATTTGGTTTTCGATTGAAACAGACAAGAACGATGCTTCTTTAGTTATCTCAATCGAATTAACTTGTCCGTTGTCGAAATACAATGAGTAATCCTGTCCTGGATCATTAATTGTGTATCCTGTAATTACACCAGAGTCTATTGTAAGTGTTGCACTAAACCCTGTGCCTACAGGATGGTCAATTTCGACAGTTGCGGTGGTATATGTGAAGCCACCGTTAACAATTTCGAGCTCGGCAATGCCGTTATCTTCGTCAAGTTGCGAAATGTAAATTTCGGCTCCGACGCCGTCGCCAGTAACAGTTGCACGCGGAACATACCTAGTAGGAGGCAGATACGACACAAGCTCAGCACTGGTAGCATCAGCATTTGCAGTGAACTCGCCGTACTCGACACCATATTTTCTAATGTGCATTTTGTATGCAACTTCTTTGAACACTGTTATATCCGGTAGCTGATCCCAGCCGTTTGCAGCATCCCAGCTATTTATATCCCAGTATTCGTTACCGGCTTCGACAACCGGTGTAAATGTGTCGATTATTATTGTTTCGGCTGGGTCAATATAAACCAGTTCGTCGGTAGAAGGCTCCGAACTGTAAACAGTAGTAGCACCTTCATCTGAGTCGACAATGCCGCCTACTATGTCAGTCTGATCCCACAGGAAGTTTTCCTGATCCCATAGTGTTCCAATTCTGTCCCATACGCGAGCAGGATCTGCTGAACCCGAGCTGTTCGGATCAATTATTGTTGAGTTTTCACCAAAGCGTTCAAACGCAATCTTGATTGTCATGGTACGCAAGTACTCATCTACTCCACCGGTGCATACTCCGTTTTCGCATGAGTAATCGCCTATGAAGTTATCAAACGCAGTACCGTCAGCAGTTTCATCCGGTGACTCGTAAGTGATAATAATAATACTATCTCTAATCTTAGAATGATACGGCTTAGCTTCACGTACATAATCAAGGAAGTCATCAAACAGGTCAGGCTTAAAGAAGTTGTCCTGATCTAGTGTAATGCCATCTTGTACAAACGTAAGGTACGAAGTTTTAAATATCCAATCCAGTGCTTCTTGTTCACTGATTGAGTAGTTAACACCAGTGAAGAACAATGTGTTTTGTAGTACTTCGCGCGAAGCAACAAACACGTTTGCTTTCAATGCAGTTAATATTTCACGTAGCTCACGTTTAGCAGTTCCGTTAAACTGGTTGTCAATGATACTGTCGTTAATTCTAACAGCACCGTCTTCTCTGCGCACCAGGACAACGTTACCGATTGACTCGTCATAAACATATACTTCGAATTTGTCTACTAACAGATTCGGATTAAACGGATATACTCTTATGATATCGCCGTCTTCTAAAGTATTAACAATGCCGAGCAGTTCTTGCAATGATTCTACCTGACGGTTGGTTCTAGTGTTTAGACGATTGTAACCCTCGGCATACCAATCGATATATTCCCAGTGCTCAGAACTTGTAATTTCTGAATCCCAGCCAAGCAGTGGTGATTCCCAGAATCTCAATCCTGAAATCATTTCGTTAATTTTCTTAACAATGATTCGTCTTGCTTCTTCAGCATCTTCGAACATAGACTGCTGTGGTCTAATTCCAAGTCCGTATTTCTGATCATCACTTAAACGTGTATCAGGAACCGGCAACACAATTTCTGTGTCGCTAACAGGGATTCCGTTTTCGTAATCGCCTGCAGGCAACGGAGCAGTAAACCCTACTAATGAGTCAACAAACTTATCCCATAAACGATCCGGAATCTTAGAAAATCTATCGCCTTCGCGCAGTAACAACCACTCGTCGTGTTTTGTATTTTCGCTTTGTGTTTGTTTGTAGTTTAGTTGCACCACACAGTCGCGGTTACTGATAATACTGTCAGCATTTGCAATAACAAACGATTGACTTGAAGAAGTAAACTGCACAGGGGCAAACCATCTTACACCTTGCGTTCCTGGATTGCGAATAGTGTTTGCAATTTCAGCAGTTGAAATTGTTCTATTCGGTGCGTTTATAGGAAATTCAGTTTTTCCTGACACCCAGAAGTAATACATTACTTCAAATGCATTATCAGCTGCACTGTAAGATCTATCTTCGACATAATCAGTTGTATTCTTAGGAGTACCTTCGCCTCGGTAGTTTGCAGGCGGTGTTTCGCTAGCAACCCATTCGTAAACGTCAATTGGTGATCCTGGGAATACTTTACCCCAGTTATCTCTTCTGTATACAATTATATCATTAATTGCAGTTGATCTGTCAGTTTGCAACGTTTGATATTCAGGCGGCTGTTCATAGTCAATAAATTTAAGTGTCGACGTATCAAGCCAAACCTGACCTACTTCGTCGGCACCAAATGTTCTGCCTTGGTTGCCGCCTGCTTCGTACAATGCAGGATCCGAAGGTGTTTTATATGACACATTCTTTTCAACTGACCCGAATAGTATTCCTTTCACAGGATCGTAAACTGGCAGTTGTGCAATTGTGTCGCCTGATCTTCTCTCGCGAAGATAAACATTTTCGTAAAGCGAGGTATCAATCAACGGTTGCTGTTTGCGATGCAATCCAGCTGTGTCGTTATAATTTCCAAATTCTGCAACTACCCAAAGGTTTTCGCCATTGTTGTCAATCCATACATAATCCGATGCATCAATTTCGTTGCCTGCATAGTCAGCAATTTGACTATTCGAGCTAAAGCGCAAGTTTACAAATGTTCCGAAAGTAACATCGTATTCAATATCATCCGGATGTGTAAACACAGCATAATCAATTAAATCGTCGTTGCTATCGAACAGCTGGTATTGTGTTCCATTTACTCTTGCAGTTGCAAGGAATTTGTCAGCAACATCACCTGCAAACGCAGTGCCTGCTGGGTTTCTCAATTCAACTACAACTGTAAATTCGTTAATTGTATATTCGTCGGTGTTGTCATTGTACCCAAATACACAATCAGGATATCTCTTTCTGTTTACAAGGAACTGATTTGTTCTAAAATCAGTAAAGAAGTCAACGGCTGTGTTATCAAGAACTGCTTCGCTTTCAGTGCCTTCAATTAAGCTAATTCCTAAACGATCGACAATCTTGTAGACTGCCCATGTGTCAGTTGAAGTATTTGCAACCCACACAGTTTCGTCTATTCCAGGACGATCCGCTAGTCTTCTTGTCCACAGTGTCGAAATATCACTGTAAACTGAATAGTCAACGTCGTCTTTATGAACATGACCTGCGGTTGGCAGTGCATCAATCGGCAATTCGGAAATAGTCGGAACACTGTTTTCGAAGTTTATACCCGAAGGCTTTTTCAGCCAGCGCTCACGATCATCGCTATCAATATCGATAATTTGATCGTAAATATCATCTTCGGTAACTGAACGCTGAATAGTTGCATAAGCAATGTCGGTATTTACCAACTGGTTATTTACAAATGTACTATTGTCTCGTTCAATGATGTTCCCAGAAATAGTTACTTCTGGTCGTGTCGAATAACCTGAACCACGGTTTGTAATCTCTATTCTTTCGATCTTACGTTCGTTGTTCAGTATTGCAATTGCTCTTGCTTGCACTCCATCTTCAGGTGCCTCAATTGTTATAGTCGGTGTCGATTCGTAAATTTCCTCGGCACTGTAAATCCTAATCGACGATACAAAGCCGGTATCACGCAAGCTAAAGTTCAGTCTGTAAATTTGCGGATCAGCTTTAATTTTGTCGCGCTCGGATAGAACTTCTAGACTAATTTCGTTTGTGGTTGCACCGAAGTCGCTGCTCTTGAATGCCCAGTCTTCGTAGAATGTAATTTTATCTTTATCTTCAAGACTGCTTGATCTTAACAGTTTATCAATTGCATTAGCAGTACCTTTTTCGCGTACAAACCCTTGGTAGAAGCTAAACTGTGCTTGATCCACAACACTTAACTGATCAAGATACGAACGACTTTCGTAGCCAATTAAATGCCTTGCAGCATTTTCGAAATCTTCGTTGTCATCGACTGTATTTTCGTCGTACAGTGTACGCAAGTTCTCAGCTAATGTATCAAGGTTAGGTAATAGCTCATTGCCTTGTACCAAGTACCCTGGTGCTTCAAGCTTACCTGTCCAATCAAGTGTTCTTGTTCCAGAGAAACGTAAACGAGACTGACGAGTATTCAGCACTGGATCGTAAACAATGTCACCGAAATCGGTGTTTTTGTCAACAACCACAATATGCTCAGTTTCGATTGCATTTACACGCAAGTAGAATACGCCTTCGCCTTCTCTCACAGGTGTTACAGATAAGCGTCCGTTGTCACGGTCAATAACTGTATTTTCCGGTGCAATTGCAAAGCCGTCTTTGTCAAGTATGCTGTACACGCCGTTGGTTAAACGCTCAACGTTGTCTGGGTAACCTTCTTCGATTTCAAGTGTTACATTTTGTGCGTTCGGACTCAGTGCTAGCGCATTATTTTCTTCCCAGTTGTTAGCTGCCCAGAACAAGAATTTCTCGGCGGCAGTTCTCCAATTGTCTACTTTACCGTAAATGTCAATTGAATCGTACTGCCATCCTTCGCTTTCTAAGTAAGCACCGTAACCAATTAAGAAGTCGAACAATCCTTGTATTGTGGTAAATCTTGTGCCGTAAGCAACACGTTCGAAATCTTCTTTTCTGTCTGGACGATATAATGCAGTAACGCCGCCTGTTTCAGGTAGTCCTGCTAATCTGATCCATTCGCTCGATATAAAGCTGTTGGCAATAAGTGAAGTTCTTGCTCGATAGAAGTTACCTTCGTATCTTACAATTTGACCTTCGCTGTATCTGTCACCGAATTTGAACTCCTGGAACGATTCCGGTGTGCCGCCTTCGTTAACACGAACTTGACGAGAGTTAGATTTTGCAGGCAAGTATCTAAATTCTTGCGAAATTAAATCGTAACCGTAAACACTGAACGATGAATCTTCATTAACGTTTACAAGGACACCTGAGTAAACATAACTTCTGATAGGTGCGCCAGTATAAAGTGCTACATCGAAGTTGTTCGATGGTATCAACAGCGACCCTTGGTCCGTGCTTGAAACTGATTCAAGGTACAGTCTTAGTCTGTCGCGGTTGGTAAAGCCACCTACTTTGTGCGCTAATTCAACACCTAACCCTCGTACTTTATTACCGAGGTTTTCACTGATGTTTAAATTATTAAATGTCAGGTAATCCGAAATGTATTGCTGGTATCCTGATCTAACAATAATTTCGTCGTCGACAACTTCGCCGTGGACTAACTGATCACTGTTGATCGGTCTGAATCCTGTTCGAACATCAATAAATTGTTCACCGATAAAATCGATACTTTCTGGATCCCAGAACTTTTCACCAAACGCAGCTGGCTTGAACAAATAGAAGAACTCAAGCTGCGAGAAGAAGTATTCCGGTGTTCTATACCATGCATTTTCAACTGGTCCCTGATCGCCAAATACCCAATCGCCTGCAGGATTAACAACATCGCTATTAGTGTACCCGAAGATGTCAACAATAGATTTTTTATCCTGATCTTCGTAAACAGGCACAATGTGATCTGTGCCAGGTGTACCGTTATACGGGTCACGGAATGTTTGGGTGCCATCTGGCAGTTCCTGATAATAAACAGTTCTGTCAAAGTCACAGTTGCCTAACAATCCAAGTCTACGTTGTTCCGGTGGCAATACGCCTGCTCTTGGTCCTCGACGGATAATACCCTGTTCAATGTCAGCCCATAGTGCTGTGTTCGAAGGCGCAGAGCTGTTTCCGTAACCGAAGAAATTATCGTCGTAACCAGCATCGTTTGTCTCTCTCCACCAGCTCGGTTCTTCTGAAAACCCTAAGCATTCCCAAGGTTTAGCATGGGGTTCTACTGTACCGTAGAAGTATGTATAAATTCCTTTCCACGACCCTGGCAGTTTTTGTCCAGTAAGTTTAAAAATTTCGTTAGTGTCAGGATTCCACGCTACCGAGTCCAGTGAACTGTAATTCCATGTTCTCCAATCAAACTCGTTGTAAAATTCATTAACACGGAAATCAAGTCTGTTGTCTGCTGTCCATTTCGAGAAATAAGACTCTGTTACCAGTTTGTAATATTCTTCTCTGCTGTAGTCAGTTAATGCAAGTGCATTTGGTCTTATATCTTCGACTTTTAACAGTAGATCATATTCAGTTTTAAACTTGCTCGGAATATTATTGTAAATTTGCTTTTCGAGTTCCAGTAACAGCAAGTCTCGTACATCGTAATACTTGACTAATTCAGTTAATGGGATATTATCAACGCCGCCTGAAATATCAAGCCCAGCTGGATACGGAGCACCATTCTGATCAGGAACTAAATCGTTGTTTACATCACGTTCGTAATTACCGTATGCAATTGTTCGTGAACCATCGTGTCCTACAATAACTGCTTGGTGCAATGTGTAGCTGGTATCGATTTCTAGTCTTGGAACTGTTACTTGAGCCATGCCCAGTTTTGCAGGCGTCGACGGAATATAAGCCGGGTCACTGTCTGCAAACACACGAGCATAGTACAACTTATCGTTTTGCGGATAATCCGAGTTGTACGGGAAGTCCAGGTTTATTAGTCCGTCTTCGTATCTTACAAAGTAATCTTGTGATTCAAGCAGTAGCTTCTGAGCAGACTGCGGATTAAATTCGAAATCCGAATCAACTTCGTACACATACATAACATTGTTTTGCTGTGTTACATCTGTAACACTTGATGTTAATTGAGCAGTCTTGGCAAATAAGTCTACTGAAACAAGTCCGTCTGTGGTAACATTAGAGTCTTCGGTGAATCGAATTATCACTGAACGCTCTGTTCTTTCTAACGAATAGTCAGTGCCAATATCAAGGTTTACACCTTGATTGTTATCATACAATGTTATCTGGTTATAATCGTAAATTACACCAGGTAAATCAGCATCGAGTACTGTTCTTTGTTGTCCTGGACCGACATTTGTTAGCAGTATACTCTGACCGCCCGAACTGATTATTTCGTCAATTTGGAAATTTTCTTCAGCAGTTGGATCACCGTAAGCAATCATAAACGAGTTTTCAAATGATCCAGCAGTTCTTCTTGCTAGTCCAGATGATTCAATTACTTCAGATACCCAGTTGTACAATGTAAAATTATCTTCCTGGTCAAAGTTGTAACGATATCTAGACGCTTCGTTTATGAATGTGTTTCTAAAGTTTGTGTATTCATTTCTAACAAATCTAATTGCTGAAATAGCATCAACATCACGCGGATCCGAAAACAGCATCGATTTTAGCATCGATGAGTCAGTCTGTATGATTTGATTGCCCACTGCTGGGTTACGCACAGAATCACGGTAAATGTTTTCTCTTGAACGAGGATTGTATTCCTGGTTTCCTTCTTGGTTAAAGATAATAGAAGTAAAATGAGGAACAAACTCACCGTATGAGTATTCGGTAATCTCCGAGTTCTCAGGGTTAGATTCGAGCTCATTGGGAATTTCAAAGAACCCAGGTGATTCAGGATCTAAATCGCTTCTTGTATATGTTCTTGCTTCTATATCGTCGTTTACGTCAAGCGATCTGTTGATTCTTATCCAAGGCGAACTGTTACGAACAAAGTAGTCAAAGTCTTCAACGTTTGTGCCGTTGACGCGCAGTTCTATTGCAGAGCGTCCGCCAAATGGGAACACACTCAGCGGATATTCATCTACAGTATCATCAAACACTGCAAATTTATCAACTACACTCTGACGTGTATCGTTATCAATTAAGTACCAGCTGTTCTCGAATTCCCAATTTGTGCTGTCAAGACGATTGTCAGTCTCGTTAACAACACGGTAATAATAATATCCTGGGATTTCAACAATATTGTTTTCGTTTAGGTAAGTGTACCTATCTGTAATTAAATCGTTTTCAAATACGATATCAGAGCTCTGTGCAAAGCTTTTATATACCAACGGCAAATTAAGAACCGGGTCTGGCGATGCACTTTCTTCGTCTGAAATTTTGTAAGAGAAAATTTCCGATCCTGCAAAGTTATTGTCAGGATACTTGTTAACGTCTGCAATTGAAATTTTTCCGTTGTCGTAAAGCGCAAACTTCGGTGCTTGATTTTGTCTAACTTTTTGGTTTTCTGCTAGCAGCCAGTTAGTACCATTGAAGTAATAACTTTGTCCGAGGTTTCCGCCTTCTGCAGGGAAATTACCTGACACTACAAACACAACATCGTCGACTTCGGCAACGCCAGTATACGAAACAATTTCAAATGATTCCCAGCCTTGTTCAGTTAAGATAAAGCCGATATCTGAATTTTCGTTGCTGTATTCAACACGAGTATCCTGGACACCGTTTAAGTTGAACATGATTTCTGATTGATCGAACGCCTCGATGCCAGCAGTTGTGCCAGCTGATACACGTACACGTACTTCTGTCCCGATTGGTAAATCTTGATATGACGGCAAGTTAACAGTTGCATTATCATACACATAGTTTCCGCCTACTTCGAGCAAGCGTCTAACGCCCGATTCGTCATCGAGTTCAACGGCAGCCCAAGCAAGTTGGTCCCAGAATGTATTATCGACTACGTTAGGTGTTTCAGCATCCCAAGGTAGCGATTGATAAAACAATTCCACCGGCACTGGCAACACAACGTTATAATTTGCTGGCACAAGATAAACTATTCCGTTTAGGATAAAGACTTTCCACACAATGGTGTTTACAGTTGATCCAACCCCCTGGAACACCGTATCGTCATTCGGGAACAGTATTTGAGTTCCGTTTTTAACACTGTTTGAATCTAACGCCAGTTTTGCATCGGCAACTGATATACCGTTTATATCACTAAACGTCAAGTCCGTTGCATAAAAATCAATTTCGTTATAGAAAAAGATACCGGAATCAGCAAGCTCAAGATCAGCAAAGAATTCGATAATTGGTCTTCTTGCACGTTCAGCCGAAACAGGAAATCTCTTGCCTGTAAATCTAATAGTTTGCTCAATTGCCTCAACGTGGTACCATTTGTTTGTGCGCGACCACAAGTTACTGTTCAGTGATCCTTTACCGATTGTTATATAATCGGCAAGCGTAGTTTCACGTTCGATTGAATCCCACGGGATTGCATCCCACATTGTGTTATCAAGGGATACTGTACCAACTGAAGCGTCGGCATCCCAAGGCAGCGAATTATAAGTTACTGCTGGAAGTATTTCAAGTTCGTCAGCAACCAGTCTAATGCTGTCACCGACTCCTTGAATAGTATAGTTGTCAGTGTATGATTCCGAGTCAGGGAAAGTAACTCGCATACCAGACGTAAACACCATTTCTTCGAATTCGGTGCCTTGGAATTCTGCGTAGCCACTAGCAACAAAATTCTCGCTGCCCAGTATCTGACCTTCGATAAAATAATCCGGAATATTAACAAGTTCAATCGGGTCGAAACGCGACGGCATCCAGTAATAGTTCTGGAAGTTTACGAACTTGTCCATATCAATTGGCGGTGCATACGAATATTGTTGCGACTGAAATAGCCTGTCGTGGTTTCCTGTTACACCGCCTAACGAATTAATACGGTTAATTAAATCGTAATAGAAATAATAGTTACTTTTTTCACCGGTAACTGGATCGTTTACAACCGCTGTAGGTTCGAGCTGGTACCATGTACGCTCTTTATTCTTTTGCGGAATGTAGTAGTCATTCAGCGGATCAAAGATACCGCTGGTTCTACGTCCGATGTACCCGTCAATCTTTTCACTGTTTTTCTTAGAGAATAATTGCTCAAACGTTGAGTCAAAAAACTTTCTCTGCGTTACATTCTGAAATACTGCTGGTAACTTGTTAAATACTTTTCTGTTATCCATTAATTAATTCTCAAATTTGTTTCAGTGAAGTTGCTAACAATTTCAACATCTGCAACTGTCGCAGTTGAAATGAATAGCTCGCTCGGTCTTGCTGTAATTTCGAAAAGATTACCAAATTCCGAATCGGCTTGTCTTGGCACAATTACAACTGAACTCAAGAACCTTGAAAGTTGTGTGTGGATAAACGCAGCCAATTCTGTGTAATAAAATTGTTCTCCGAAATCCCAGTTGTTAATATCGAAATACTGATCAACTGCTTGTATAATTCTTGTTCTTAGTTCGTTGTCACTAATTCTTGATGTAGGAATTTTCACAGCTTTAAATGTTGCTTGTAATTCCTCTTCTGCTTGCGGTCCAAACAATACTTTGAACTTTCCTGAGTTAAAAATAATCTCATCGGAAATGCTCTTAAAGTTATTTAGCTCGCCAAACTGTACCCTTAGATCCTCAGTAGTCGGTGGCTTAGGCATTGTATTTCTTGACCCGCCTTGCGATTTCCAAACAAGTACATCGTTGTAATACAGGTTAGTTAACACAACCATGTCGATGATGTTTGTTGAACTCGGGTCAATAACTTGATCGTCCGAAATATAGTGATTCCATTTGAAGAAAAACGACTCTTGGTTGTTTTCTTGTGTATTCAGTGTAAACGATCTACCGTTTCTTGAGTAGTGATTATCATCTTCGATTACAGCAACTTTCAGTCCGCTGCTTACATTCTCAGCATCAGTTACAGTTGCAAAAGTATAGAAACTGTTAATGTTAGAGATGTCCTCACCTGGCACGCCAACTCTGAATGTTTTACCTTCGAAAATATCAATTGTGCCGCCTGCATCTACGTAGTCTTGCAGCATACGCTGAACACTATCGTCGGGGATATTAATATCCGACGCTGCAACTGGTAGTTCAACTGCTGTATCGCCAATCTGATCGTATGTTTCGAAAATGAACATATCGTAATCAGCAATAGCAATATCAACTATATTAGGTGAACCTCCGTATGGCGGAACTCTAACATTCTCAAGTATTGTACCGTCGGTATTAATTGCAGTCGGTGCGGCGTCAGTTGTATCAATTTTAATTTCAGTCCAGGCTGATACCCAAGGTCTTGATCTTTCATAACCATCGATATCAAAGTATCTCTCGAACACTACTTCGTCGTCTTCGCCTACAATGTCCCTGAAACTTCTAGGGTTATCAGCTGTATTATCTTCATTGATATCAGTTGGCGATATTTCAACTTTTGCAGTATCTTGATATCCGTCGCTTTCGGTGAATACACCTGACAAGTCCCAGTTAATAGATTTTTCTAATCTGCCCGAGTCGGTGTTGTCGCTAGTATTAATTCCTAAAATGCTGATTGTATCGTATTTTGCACGGCCTGTTTCGGAGTCAATTACTACGTTTTCAGGATCCCAGTAAAATCTTACTTCTCGCAAAGATTCAAACACAGTGATAATACCACGTGTTGTAAATGTATAGAACGGGTCGTTGCCTGACTCAGCCGGCTGATACTCAACATATACTAACCAATCTGCAGAAGAATCTGTATAATCATATTCGGCATCAGTGTCGAATCCTGAACGTATAACAACCCATCTGTCTACATCAACAAGGTATTTAAGTGCAAACGATGTTGAGTTATCAAATTCTGATTGGATCTCTGCAAACTCATCTTCGGTAAACTGTGTCCTAAATACAGGACTTACTCTTACAGGTATCCATAAATCTTTAACATTTGACCCTAGCTGAATAGTTCCGGTTTCTGTAATTACAGGGTTGTAAGCTTGACCGAAGTTGTTAATCGAAACAACTGATGTGTTAATTGTTTCTTCGTTATTGCTTGGGTTCTCAAACTTAACAGTGGCTCCTGCTTTTACATATTCGTATGCTTCACGACCAGCTGTTGTTCCAGTAGTGTCCTGAATATTTGTGTAAGCACCACTGTTACCTGCACCGTAAGGCCAATCTGCAACGTCACCGTCGTCAGTAGGATCAATAATAAAGAATCCTGTTTCGTTTTGTAAACGATCTGGCGCAGTTTTCCAGCTGATATATTCATCAGTTGCTGTTTCAATTCTTAAATCAAACGCGCCAGGATTAGCATCTTCGAACGCAGGAATATATTCGCTGTAGAAGAAGTTTTCTAAGTTGCGATTGTTAACAGAATCTTGCAGTGCATAAGTTGCTTGTAAAGAAATTTCACCTGTTAGTGTCGATGAAACAGTTAACTTATCGCGCTGGTTTTTAAACTCGTTGTAGATTGCACCGTCTTCGCCTAACACAGTTAATCCGTCGTGGAATCCAGTTGGATCACGCAGCGGCACATAACGAGAATGACCTGAGTGCGTTCTGTTAACTGCTCTTAATTTCTGTATCTCGTTACCGTAGGTCAACGGAAAGACATTGTAGTCTTCGTTGTTGACCATTCGGTTCTGCGTATAATACGTTTGTGGTGCTCTTGTTTTTACTTGGCCGTTTGTTTCAGCTGGCGCTCCATTTGCAACAGGATTATCGAGACCGAATGTAATAGTTAATGAATAACGCTGACCGTCTTTGCCGTAATACGGAAGTGTAAGCAATAGGTTGTTTGCATCTTCCGGTCTTATAACAATGTTACGACCGATGCTGGTTCTGTACCAGTATCTAAAAATACCAGAAGGTACATTACCGAAGTTACCGTCGGAAAACTTAACAGATGCAGTATCATTAAGACCTGAAATAACTTCAAATATGTTGCGTTCGTTGAAGTTAATGCTGTTATAGATAATATTTGTACCGTTAACCGAAGGAACTTTTTGCCACTTAGTTAGCACAGAACCCGAATCGTTAATTTCCTGTACAAACACATCTGAGTTGTTGATGTTTTCGAAATCAAGTTCTTGCACACGATTAGGTTGCGGAAAGTCATATCTGAAATCAGCATTAGTAAGTGTACCTTGCTTAAAGTGCAAGAAGAATCCGGTGTTGTCTGACCCCACACCTAAACTGTCGTTTCTGTAAATCAGGTTAAACGCTTCGTTTTGATCCGGGTGGCGTTCAACAATTGTTGTTTCAACGTCCGGATTAACAATATCAAACGGCACTTCTTCACCGTTGATATTAACAGTCTGGTTGTATGCAACGTTAACACCTAGCACGCTGTTCAGTTCATACAAGTCAGTTGGTATTCCGCCTACATTATTTGTTTTAGACGGTGCACCAAACGGGTTTGTTGGGTTCAGCGCAGCATTAAGAATGCTAGTAAACTGATCGTACCAGTTTGGATTATTAGGGTCATTCCACGAAATTTGCAGGTTCGATAATTGGTTCCCTGCTGAATCTCTAACTTGCTCAGTTGTTGACAGCGAACGAACTTTCATTAATCCGCTTGCTGCAATGTTGCGCTTAGGCTGATAGTTAATCATGCGTGCAAGACGCACAATACTTTCGCGTCTTTGCGCAGTGTCAATTAGGTTCTCTCTTGCGTTTAAGTCGTTCCTGAACGCAAGACTGGTACCCAGATAGGCAAGCAATTCAACAATTGCAATAAACTCTGAGTCAGCTGTGAAATCATTAAAGTCCTCAGGGTATTGCACTCGGATGTATTCGATTAACGATTCCCTGATCGTATCGAAGTCGTATGCAGTAAAGTTAATATCCTGGAAAGACTTGTAAATCTTAGTGAAGTCTTCAGCAGCAAATAAATTCGATTGCCTTACAATTGCTGACATTATATTTGTTCCTCGTTGTTTCTGTTGAATCTTACAAATAATTCATCAACGGTGTACGTTGGCAAAAACTCTAGCTGTATTGCTAGGCTAATTCCGTGGTCAGTTTCGTTAACCTGCATGTCGATGAAGTTAACACGTGGTTCGCTGTTGACAATTTCAATTGAATCGTCGATTATTTGTTGTCTAGTTAAATCGTCAAACGGCTCAAATAAAAGTTCGTGTGTAACACTTCCGTAACTTGGGCGCATTGGTCTTTCGCCCTTGCGTGTCAAGAAATGATTCAGCAGATCCTGTTTGACCAATTCGATATCAGTAAGTGTATACGGCGGTCTGATCTTGCCGTATGTGCTAAATCCTACAAACCTTTGTCTTGCCATAATTCCTTAAATCCTTTGTTTTGAGTATTTATCAGAAAATAAAACACCGTTATTTTAAAAAGAGGTTGACACTCACTGGCTCGTGTGTTAAAGTTAGCCTGTGTTTAATTGCCAAGGAAAAGAGGAACTTATGGGCAAGAAAATCAACTTCCAGCTGTTCAACAGTCTCGTAGAAGAAGCAGATGAAATCAACGGACGTTTGGGTTTCAAACGTTTCTTTCCGATCCACTCGAAGAACGGCAAGTTGTGGGAATTCGGTATGTACGATTACAAACGTAAGAAGTATGTGCTGTCTACACCAACTTCGGATCTCAACGAAATTTTCAATGAGATCGACACACTCATGGCAGAAGCCAGGCGGTAAACCATGTCACGCACGGAAGCTGAATTACAGCGGCAAGTCAACGACTTACAGCAAAGAAACGATATACTGAAAAGTAAAAATCGCAATCTTACTTTAGAGAACGATATACTTAAAAGGAATGTTGCAGATTTGCAAGAACAGTTAGCTGATTGCCAACGTAGTAAGCTCAAAAAAGGGGAGTAAAATACTCCCCTTTTTTATTAACACTCGCCTTTGTTTAAATGCTCAGGACACGGTTCGTATGTCATTAACCTTTCGACAATCGTGTCAACTGTTATTGCATCTCTAAACCACCAGTCTGGTATTTCTATATTCCTTCCGCCGTTAGCAGTTATAGTGGTTGTCGGGAATGTTTCTAAAATATCCTTCTTAGACAACACATTCTTTATTTCGGCCGAAGTTACTGCACTTGCAGTATTTGCCGCAGTTGGCGCAGCCGGGCTTCCGGGACTTGCATCTGCTGGACTCGGTGCCGATCCTGATGGTGCCGCATCGTGAGATAGTGTTTCTTTTTGTACAGGCCCTGTTCCTGATACCGAATCGATATATTGGTGTTCATGACTGTCAAGTGTTGAATTAACATTATCAAGATCTGAACCACCTGATGTAGTAATCGAGCCGCCACCGATGGCGCCCGATGCACTAACAGTTGTACCTATGTATGTAACAGCATTAATTGTACCGGCAGTGTCCATTGATATCGGTCCAGCTGTTAAATCTATACCCGACATTGATAATGTACCAACTCCAGACAGATTAACATCCAGCGTTGACGATTCGATTGTTGTTGCATTTGCAACTGTTAAACTATAATCGTCGGTGTTTATATTGAATGTTGTATTTTCGATACTGTACTCGTTTGCAATAGTTTCAAATTTACTTCCATCAACTGTTAAATTATCATCAGTTTTAATGTATTCGAAACGTGACCCTGTTTGCACATCAAGGTTTTTATCACCGTTTAACACAGTTGTATATTGATTTTCGTGTACTGTAGTATGATGATTATTAAGTGCCTGTACTTTGATGTTTCCGCCTACACCATTACCTTCGCCGACATACTTAGTCGAAGGTCCTGTGCCGTCACCTCTGCGATTTGCTAGATCGGCATATCTGTCGCTACACCAAATGTAATCTCGCCCTGTTGAAGTATCTACGTAAATAATATCTGGTATTCCAGTTTCTGGAAAACTATTCCTCGACGGGTATTTTTGTTCTTCTCGCTTTTGTACAGTGTCTTCATCGCCGGGTTCGGTATCCATGGCAGCTTTAATGTTAATGTTTTGTCCTGCTTCGATGTTTACATCTCTGTCTGCACGAAAGTTAATATCTTTTCTCGATCTTGCAGAAATACTTTCTGCAGAGAATATGTCAACGTTGCCAGCTTCGTCCATCTGTATCCATGCAGTACCTTTTTTGTTAATTGCATAGATAAGTCCGTTGGTTTCGTCGATTTTTATTTGCGCACCCGAGCGTGTTCTGAAACCGATGTATTCGGAGTTATTACCGTCGTCCATGATAAACGAGTTGCCACCTAAACGAGACTTTTCGTTGTCTGGATTTTTTGGCCCGGGCGTATTCATGCCATAAACAGCCGATGGCGATTCACGTTGCGAACTCGAATTAGGCAAACCTCTGACGTTGTCGTTTATTAATCCTTGGTTGCCAATTGATTCAGTGCGAGGTCTGTGCCATGCCCGAACAGGGTCTAACGGTTTTGCAGTATCGCCTGACTGCCTGTCGTATTTGTTATATTCTGCAACAGGTAAATTCTTTTTCTCGCCACTTACTAAATGTTTGTTCTTGTCTGACGGTGCAATACCTGGGACCATATGGTTCATGTATTCTTTAAATACACTGCCTATCCACAAAGCACGACCGATGTCTTTATTTGGAAACACAACTAAAACTTCGTTGTTAATATCAGGCGGAACTGCCCAGAAACCGTATGACTGCTGGGTTAAATTAGTATTGTCGAACTCACTGTTTGAGATATCTCTCCAGTTAGTTGCGCCACCATATGGCGAACAGTATCTGCATGTTATCCACGCATTTGGGTCATCTTCGCGGCCTGCAAATTCAGGAATCCAAACCCTGAGTCTGCCAGCACGCTTTGCATCGGTTACGTCTTTCACGAACCCGATATATAGTCCCGATTCAACTGGATTATTACGATTATTAGTATACGATGGCATTTATATTCCTGTTATAGTTCGTCGATTATATCTTCGACATCGATGTTCGGGTCTTTAACACCGTACAATGTTTGTGTAAACTGACCGTTTGAAAAACTATGGTCGACCTGTCGGATTGCAAATACACCCGATACCGGACTTGTTGTATGTTCAACGAATCCTGTTTGTTCTGATGATAAATCAGCAGTCTGAACACTGAAAATTATACTGTTTTGTGCTAGCCTAGTATTAACTGTTTGATTCGGCTGTTGGCCGTTTTTTGATTCAAGCCAGTACGGATCGCCCTTGACATCGATTTCGACGTTTGCTAGATCACCGCCGTCGCTAAATGCTTGTTTGAACATACTGCTCACAAATGGTCTACCTGCACCACGGTTCGACTCGGCGTTTCTTCCATACTGGTCGTCGGTGCTTTTACGGTTTTCAAGATAGCTTATCGGAAA